GGTGCGGGAGAAGATAGGCGCAACCCAGCGGGGGAAAAAGAAAGCTCCCGGCAGAGTTATCTCAGAAGAAGGTATGGCGAAGATACGTGCCGCAGCCGCAGCGGGGCATTACGCAAGCTTTAAAGGAAAGACACACACTGCTGAAACGAAGGGCAAGATGAGTAGAGCGATACGGGCGGTTCTTCCCGATAGGACAGAGCAAGTATTTTCTGGACTATCCGTGATGCGGGACACGCTTGGGGTATCCATTGCAACAATTATCCGTGCTTGTAATTCTGGTGAACCAATAAAGCAAGGTGCCTGTGGTGGATGGGTGCTTTCCTACGCAGATCAAACACCTAATGTTGCCCCTCACATTCCAGAGGAGTATGCCTCTCTTCCACGCACACGTACTGCTGCGAAAGAAGCGGGGGCAGCTAGGTACTTTACCGGAATCCCCTGTGAGCATGGTCACATAGCCCCACGTAAGGTTAAAGGTGTTTGTGTTGATTGCGCGAAGATAGAAGGGCAGAAATCAAATGAAAGAAAAAGAATTGCGAAGCATGAAATAAAGTAGTATGCTTCGCATAACCCCGGACAACCGGGAGTACCAGACTAGCCGGGTAGACGAATATGCAGACGGGTACTCCTTAACTCGCATATTGAGGAAAATTCAATGTCTACCACGCACTTCAGCGGCCCGGTAATATCAGCCAACGGCTTCGGTTCCGGCACCTCCACCTCCCCCATCGCAATCACTACAGCAGGCAATCTGACTAGCTCATACGCTACGACTTCTGCTACCAACGGTGACACACGCCTCAGTTACAACAAGCTGATCTTCACTGCCGCTGGTTCAGGTGAAACGCTCCGTGCGTTTACCTCTATCGCTACCGGCGCTGGTGCAGTTGCCCCCGGTGGTACTGTAAACGGCGCACACATCAGTCTTTCGGTTGACGGTACTGCAACGGTAAGCGGTTCTGGCAATGCTCTCCGCGCTACCTTGGGCGGTACATCGACCAATCCGGGCGGCACACTGGCAGCTATTCAGGCTGATTCCGACTTCGCTACGGGCGGCACTTGGACTAACGCAGCGTTCATCCGCTTCACCAACTCCGGTACTGGCACGGTGACCAACCTGTTCAATGCGCCTGCTGCGATGGTTGCTACCAAGACTGCCGCTGCTATCAGCCACACCATCAAGATGGTTGACTCGGCTGGCAAGGCATACTGGCTCATGGTATCGGACGCTCAGTAATCATGGTTATTACCGAGCAGTTCCTGCAAGCTGAGATTGCTACCCTTGAAACTGAAATGCAGAAGGCACAAACCTTTTTTGCACAGGCGCAGGGGACAATCGCAGCGTACAAGATGCTGATTGCCAAGCTGAACGAACCGGAGAGTACGCCATGCGACCCATTGTCTTAACGAAAACTGGAACTGGAACTTCCGCTAACATGGCGGTTCTTGACCACTACATCTCCCCGTTCAATATCGGGATCGCAGTAGTAGTATCCGGCACGGTGAACTACACAATCCAGCATACGCTGGATAACATCCTTGATGCAGCGGTGACACCTGTTTGGTTTAGTCACCCGACACTTGTGTCACTTACTGCAAATGCGGACGGTAACTACGCCTTCCCGGTGCGAGCAGTACAACTGCTTATCAATTCTGGAACAGGGACAGCTACAGCCACCGTTCTTCAGGCTGGAATAGTTGGGGGCTAACCGTGGGCTATTTAGGATGGGGAACCTTAGCGGATCAGGCTATCACCACCACGGGTGGGGCTACAGGTGTTGTAGCGGACGTTGACGCCATTATGGATACCGGGCTGGGTCTTGGCGGGAACGGACTGACTAACACCTATTCCAGCGTATCCCCCAACCCTCCTATATACACAGGATTTATCCTGTTGGAAACAGGGGTGCAGAGCTTTTTATTGCAGGAAACGGGTTCCGCGCCTAACCGCATCGCGTTGGAATAAGCCGTACATAAATTTTAGGTTATCAACAGGAGTAAATCATGGCTAAAGGCAAGTTCCCCTTCGCGCTGTTTGAGAAATCAAAAAAAGACGTTGAGGGCAAAGGCAAGGAAGGCTCCAAGTCTGAGGAGAAGGCCGATGCGAAGCAGAAGTTCGCTAAAGGTGGCGGCGTTGAACTGCGCGGCAAGACCCGTGGGAAGGTGGTCTGACATGGATAACAAGGCCCAAGAGAAAGAACACGCTTCTACTCTAGCGCGTATCGCCAAGCAAGAAGCTGCCGAAGCCGCCAAGATGAAGTGCGGCGGCAAGGTCAAGAAGATGGCCCGTGGCGGTGGTGTAGAACTCCGGGGTAAGACGCGAGGCAGGGTAGTCTGATGCAGGCGTCACGGGGCATGGTTGCCATAGCTCCGAGCAAAATGCCCGGTGCGAAGACAAGGCCGCGCAAGGACAATACCGACTTCACCATGTACGCCAAAGGCGGGTGGATCAAGGATGCAATATCCAAACCCGGAGCGCTGCACGCGCAGCTTGGTGTTCCCGCAGGGGAGAAGATTCCCGCAAAGAAACTGGCTAAGGCGGCGCAGGCTGGCGGGAAATTAGGTCAACGGGCACGGCTCGCTGAAACTTTACGGGGGTTCAGGAAGTGACCACTAGCGGGGTGACAACTTTTAATTTGGATTTTCCAGAAATCTGTGAAGAAGCCTTTGAAAGAGCGGGTTCTGAGTTACGCTCTGGATACGATTTAAAGACTGCGCGTAGAAGTTTAAACCTCCTGCTGGCTTCTTGGGCAAACCTTGGGATTAACCTGTGGACAATCGACGCAGGCACCATCAACCTAGTCCCCGGAACCGCCACTTATATCCTACCCACTGATACTGTCGATCTGATCGACCACGTTATCCGTACCGGCGCAGGCAATGTATCGACACAGGCAGACCTAACCTGCACCCGCATCAGTTCCAGCACCTACGCTACGCTGCCCAATAAACTCACTCAGGCGCGTCCGTTGCAAATCTGGCTACAGAGGCTGGAAGCACCGCAATTTACGCTCTGGCCCGTTCCTGATGCGGCACAGACCTATCAGATCGTGTACTGGCGTTTGCGTAGGCTGCAAGATGCAGGAAACGGTGCCAATACCCCAGATGTACCGTTCAGGTTCCTACCTGCGCTGGTTGCAGGACTTGCCTACTACTTGGCACTGAAACTTCCAAACGGCATGGATCGCATCCCCATGTTGCAGCAGCAGTACAACGAAGCGCTAGATTTGGCTATGCTCGAAGACCGCGAGAAGGCCACCCTCCGCCTCCAGCCTAGGGTTGCCTTTATATAGGCTGATATGGGAAGTCCCTTCGCATCAGGAAAGAAGGCGATATCGGTATGTGACCGTTGTGGACACCAATTCCTGCTTAAAACTCTACAGTATCAGGTGGTTAAGCAGAAGCGAACCGGGCTGCTTGTATGCCACGATTGCTATGACCAAGACCATCCACAGTTGATGCTTGGCAGTTTTCCAGTTTTTGACCCGCAGGCTTTACGTAACCCGCGCAGGGACAACAGTTATTTGCAGTCCGGGGTCACAGTTGATGATTCACTTGCCCAAGGCAGTAGGATAATCCAGTGGGGCTGGGCACCTGTAGGGGGAGCTAGGTTTTTTGATGTTGGTCTGACACCGAACTACTTGGTTTCCATAGCACAGCTAGGTACAGTTACGGCAATAACCGCATAGGAGTAAAGAATGGCAACGTACAAACAACCTCAACCCAATCCTGCCCCAACCGGCAAGAACGGATATCCTGAGAAGGATGTGAAGACCTCGGGCATCGTTACCCGTGGTAATGGTGCTGCCACGAAGGGAACCAAGGCACGGGGGCCAATGGCGTGAATTATTCTGCGTTGGTATCCGCTGTCTCCTCGTATTTGGAGAACACGTTCCCTACGGTGGATATGAACGTCTTCATTACGCAGGCAGAAGCACGCATATACAACACGGTTCAAATCCCCGCGCTTCGCAAGAACGTCACAGGGATAACTGCGCCGAATAACAAGTATCTGGCCTGCCCGACAGACTTCCTATCTTCATTCTCAATGGCGGTTATCTCCCCGGTAACGGGCGCGTACACGTACTTGCTGAACAAGGATGTGAACTTCATCCGCGAGTGCTATACCGTTCCTGCAACCACGGCTATCCCCAAGTACTACGCACTGTTTGGCCCGACAACGCAGCTAACCCCTCCGTACATAACGCCAGAACTGACGTTCATCCTTGGCCCAACTCCTGATCTTCAATACCCAGTAGAGCTTCATTACTTCTACTACCCGGAGTCGATAACCACGACTGCTAGCGGCACTTCATGGCTTGGGGATAACTTCGACCCGGTACTGCTGTACGGTACGTTGGTTGAGGCCTATACCTTTCTTAAAGGTGAACCCGATCTGCTCCAACTCTATATTGCCAAATATACAGAGGCAATGCAGCAGTTAAAACGGTTAGGCGACGGTTTGCAGCGAGGCGATAGTTATAGAGATGGGCAAGCTAAGGTTAGGGTGCCATGATTTCCCAGACCCTGACCACCTCATTTAAACAGCAGCTTTTGCTTGCTGTACACGACTTCTCTGTCGATACCTTCAAGATCGCGCTGTATACCTCTGCCGCCACTTTGAACGCAGACACTACCGTTTACACAGCTACTGGGGAAATCACAGGTACGGGCTACACAGCAACCGGGCAGGCACTTACAGGGGCTACCGTTATGGTGCTGGACACCACAGCGTACGTTGATTTTGACAATGCTGTATGGACTCCTGCTGCGTTTACCTGCCGTGGGGCATTGATTTATAACGCCAGCAAGGGTAATAAGGCAGTGGCTGTACTTGATTTTGGTAGTGATAAAACAGCACTGACTGCGTTCACCGTTACGATGCCCGTCAATAGCAGCACTGCTGCACTGATTCGTTTACCTTAAGGTACTAAGCAGCCATGTTCGGAATAGCCCCATTAGCAGGTGTCCCGTTCGCATCGCTGGAAGGGTATGTTGCGCTAACTGGGGATTGGAATTTAATTGATAACAGTGGAGTCACATACTGGCAAAATGTGTACAACGCACAAAGCAGTGGCTGGTCTGTCATAGCCGATGAGCAGACCCCCAGTTGGGTATTGATCCCAACATAAGGACACAAATATGGCATTGGTTCTGAAAGACAGGGTAAAGGAAATAACCACAACGGCGGGTGCAGGAACTATCACGCTTGCTGGGGCGGCACTAGGGTATCAATCTTTCGCCGTTATCGGCAACGCAAACACTACTTATTACTGTATCGCAGCACATACCACCTCTGAGTGGGAAGTTGGCATCGGTACCTATACTGCCGCAGGCACAACGCTGGCGCGGACTACAGTACTTGCGAATAGCGCGGGTACGCAACCCACTGCATTGACATTCTCGGCAGGCAACAAGGATGTTTTCTGCACCTATCCTTCTGAAAAATCTGTAAACCAAGATGCGGCAGGCAATGTTAATGCAACTACCTTTATTGGTGCTTTGACAGGGATAGCTTCAGGGAATGTGACAAGTGTAGGGGGTACTGCACCAGTAGCCTCTACAGGCGGCGTAACACCGGCACTTAGTCTTGCCGCCGCCTACGGTGATACGCAGAATCCCTATGCTACCAAGACAGCGAACTATGTCCTTGCTGGCCCGACCACTGGTGCTGCCACGGTTCCTGCGTTCAGAGCTTTGGTTGCTGCTGACATTCCTGCATTGTCTGGGACTTATGTTCCCTACACGGGGGCTACGGGTAACGTAGACCTGAATGATAAAGCTCTGGTCAATGTAGGCCATCTAGCCATAGGAACCACAACAGTTCCCACGATTCTTAGCAGGTTCATTGGGGACAATGGAGCAAACTCGCGCAGTTCTATTCGGGGGTACTCAAGTGATGCAAACAGTTCTTCATGGAGAGTGACCAAGTTCAGAGGCGCAGCAGGTTCGCCACAGGTTCCTCAGAGTGGGGATAGTCTAGGCAAGTATGAGTTCGCCGGATACACCACTACAACGTCTGATGGATTTCCCGGTGCGTCGGTAGAAGCGGTTACGACGGAGCTGTGGAGTGCCATTGCACGAGGTACAAAGCTGCAATTCAAGGTTACGTTGAATGGAACAACGACCCAAGTTGTTGCGATGACCATAGATCAGGACAAGAGCGTTTCTGCAACGAATTTTATCGGCGCTTTGACAGGAACAGCGTCTGGGAATGTGACGAGTGTAGGTGCTACTTCTCCGATAACCACTACAGGGGGTGTAACTCCTTCTATCGGGATAGTTAATCAAGGAACTACAACCACAGTCCTGCATGGAAATCCCGGCGGCAATGCTGCTTTCAGTGCTGTGACAGAGAGTGACCTGAGCTTTACTGCTGGATCATCCACAGCCAATGCAACTACAACGACGCATGGCCTCTTACCCATTCTGTCAAACATAGCATCGCAGTTTCTTGATGGTCAAGGCAACTTCGCAACACCAGCAGGAACAGCAAATTCATATCTGCTGCAAGCATACACAGG